CTTTAATTAAGATGGTGGATTTCATAGATTATTATAAAAATGGTGATATTGAATATGACGCTTTTATAGCAACCAGTGAAACACCTAAAGTAAAAGATTTTAGATCAAAATTAGAAAATTCAATAAGTTCTCCTACATTGTCTACAAGATCAAATTTAAAAAATCCTGAACAAGGTGATGATAATTTAAAAGCAATAATTTAAAAATTTTATGAGTAGAAAAACAGCATTACAAACTGTTGAACGTCACGCATGGGGTGGGTCATTTTTTGACTCTCTTACTCACGCTGCAATGTTCAAACGCTACCAACCATTCAACTTTGGTGTTCGTACATCACAGTTGTTTTCTTCAAAACTTGGTAGCCATTTAGTTAACAAAAAATTTACTTACATGACATCTGCTAAAAAGAACGTTTATGTTCTTCCTGGCGGTACTGATGACTATCAATGGTATTTGATGGGTGATGCAGATGTAGATTTCCGTATTACGGAACTTCTGGTAGCCGCTGATGCACAGGCTGGTAAAGGTAATCTTCCGTTTAAAATTGCTGCTGACCGTGATTGGCTTCACGAACCAGCTGTAATTAAACTCGAAGGTTCTAACTTACCTCTCTTGCGTATTATCGGTCAACCAATTCAGCGTTCAGTTAACTCTTGGGAGTATGAAGTAGAACTGCAAACTGGTGATCCTAATGCATGGATTCCTGTTGAATATCTGATGCCTGGTCGTAGATTCATTCGTGTATCTACTTTGGTTTCTGATGAATTGAACGGTAAATATGCACCAGATCAATATGGTGAAATGTTCAAGCTTCAGTCTTGGGTAGCTAACTATGCTAATAAAGCTGAATTTACTGATAAGTTTATTCGTACTGAAATTGCTTGCCGTACAGAAGGTAGAAGTCTTCCTTCAAATGCTGGTTACTCTGTAGGCGGTGCAATGTATTCTGAAGGTGCTATTAGCTCTGGTTACTTGTATCAACAAGAGTTCCAGTCTAATGACAAAACTACTATTGAAAAAGGAGTATTCGTTTCTAAAATAGAAGCCCGTCTGCTGGAACGTACCGAAATGGACAGAGAAATGGCGATGGAATTTGGTCAACTGCAAAAAACAGTAGATCGTGATTCTGGTCGTACAATTAAAGCTGCTCCAGGTTGGAGACAAATCGTTAGAGACGGTCACTATAAAGAACATAATGGTACTCTTACTCTTAGCGAAATTTATGAATATCTGCAACAGATCTTCATTACTCGCAAATCTTTCACCGATCGTCATATTATGATTGCATCTGGTGAAGCTGGTATTGAATTCTTGAGCCGCTTGATTGCTGCTGAAGCTAGTCAGTTCCAGTATATCGATACTCTGTTCTCTAGCAAACGTACAGATCCTCAAGGTTATCACCCTAACGAACTTGAATATGGTGCTCAGTTCACTAAGATCAAGATGACTAATGGTGTTATTGTTGAGATTGTATATGATCCAATTAAAGATGATCGTAAGCTGTTCCCTGAACTTGCTCCTGGTACTAACCGTACTATCGAGTCTTATGCTATGGATATCTTTGACTTTGGTGTAACTGAACAAAAAGCGGCTGACGCAGCTCGTGATGAAAACATCACTATGGTTATGCAAGATGGTGTTGAGTCTTACTTTACTGTAAGTAATGTTTATGACTTTAACACTGGTGCTATTAAAGATGGCAGCAATGCTTTTGCTCACAACAAAGAACTCGGTATTTACCGCGAACTGTCTGGTTCTCTTTGCGTATGGGACGTTACTCGTGTCGGACGTATTGAGTATGTGCCAGTTCAATAATTAATAAAATAACTTCTTATTCCCGGTAGTCCCTGATAATTCAAACTACCGGGTTTTTAACTAAAGCAAGAAAAGCTAAATTGATATGAAAAATCAAAAAACAACCATCTACGTAAATCCGATTAATCGGATGTCTGCACAAGGTAGACACAAACAAAGTTTCACCATTCAACAAAAAACAGGTGAATTTATTCCAACAGTAGGTATGCAAAAAAATAAAGAATTCGGCGTACCTTCTGAATATAGTTTTAGAGCTAATATTAATACAAATAAACTAGTTACTGGTTTAGATAAAATGATTCAAAATCCATATAAAGGATTAGAACCATATACTATTATAGAACAATATGGTCTTTCTCAAGACTGGATGAAACAGTTAGAGTATATTGTAAAACAAGACCAAATAAAATTGCAAACTCAGTATGAGATTATAGACAATGTTCCTTATAATCATTATACTAATGAAATAACAGGTTCTATGTTTTCTCCAAATTGGAAAGCAAACTTAGATAAACCTAGAAACTTTTTAGAAGGTTTCAAAATTATATTATATGATAGACCTAATGAATTTTCAGACGATACTCCTAGAGGTCGAATGTCAATTACATTAATTAAAAATCACCCTAAAATTGCAGCAAGTAAAAATGTTGCAAATCCAGCAGTACATGATTGGTATATTTCTGAAGAAAATGAAGCAGCTATTGAAAAATTAAAGAAAAGAGATATCATTGAAGAAGCTGTTTGGAAATGGGGTAATCTTAAACAAAAAGCTACACCGTACTTAATATATCAAGTAGCAAGTTTACTTAAAAATAATGACGGTAATGCTATCGTCAAAGGTAAGATGAATGATGTAAGTGTAAGAAATCAAATCTCAGATTACATTAATGATTCTACTAGTTATCAAATGGATAATATTGAAAAATTCAATAAAATCTATGACATGGTTACTAGTAAGGAAAAAGAAAGTAAACAGAGATTTGAATCAATGTATATTGTACAACAAGGTATCAATGTTAATGTTATAGGTATAAGAGATGGATTTTATGTATGGCATTCAAAATCTTCTCAAGATAATATTTATAAGCATACTACGTATGATGCTTTAGTAAGTACAATTCAAAGAGAATATGCTAACTATAATCCTGCTGAAACTGAAATTTCTAACTGGTATAAAGATCTTTTAGAAGAAGTTAGAAGTAAAGGTGGTTGGGTTGAATAATAATTAAAATGAACATTCAAAGAATGCATTCAGAAATTAAGCTTCGTTATAATAAGCTTAATTCTAACAACAAACCTGATTTACCAAAACAATTTATAGATGATTATTTAAATAACGCACAAGATGAATTTATTAGAATTTGTTACGCTGGTAATAATTCTAAAAAATTTAAACTTGGGTTTGAAACAACACAACAAAGAATTGATTTATTATCATCTATAGTTATACCTGAAGAAACCGCAAACGTTACTTTATTTAAAACAAATGTATACAAAGTAACGTTATCTGGTTTACTTCATAAGTATAGACATTTGATAAGATTGTATGCAAATACATCTTGTGGTAAAATCGAATGTATACCTGTTAAACATGAAGATATTGATCCATATCTAAGAAATGAAAATACAAAACCTTCTGCTATTTGGAGAAGATGTTTATATGTTGTTGCTAGTGATGGTGCAAACAATTCTTGTTTATATTTATATACAGGAGGTGAATACACAATTACTAATGTAACATTGAGTTATATAAAAGAACCTAAAAAAGTATTTTATGGTGGTTATAACACATTAGAGTTTATCAATGGTGATACAACCGCCCCTAGTGTAGCAACTGCAGCAATTTCATCTGAGTTACCTTTAACTTCACATGATTTTTTAGTAGATATAGCTGTACAACTTATTAGTCGTTCTTTGGAAGATATTAATCAACTTCAAATAACTGAAGACAAAATTACAAGAACTATTTAATTTAAATTATGTCAAAAAGAACAAACAAACTTTCAATACCAGTTATTCAAGTGGCTACGGGCGACCAAGCACTGGCAACTGGTACTCTTACGAGTTCTACTAGTGACCTGAATATTGATAACGGTCAAATCGGTGTATTATCTTGGGACTTTAATGGAACTAAACCTTTGGGTACTTTCATTGCTTCCACAGATGATGCAAACGATGTAAAAGCTATTAAAATTCTCGTAGGTACTCCAAAATCTTCTGCATCACATTTAGCTGATGTTTGGGAAGTTGGTGATAAAGCTTATGTAGAAAGCGGCGTTATTCGTGCCGGTCAAATCAGAAGCGTTGCTGTACAAAAAGCTCGTTTTCCAAAATGGGGTGGTGTAGCTGCTACTAGTTTCCCAACCCCTGTTGATGATGTAGAATATAAAGCATATGTTAGATTGCTGT